ATTAATAAGCTGTGGTCTTCCATTTTTATTTTATTTACCTTGTCCAACGTATTTCTTTTTCCATCCTTTTTGACCTTTAGACGCGTTCTTGCTATGTATGCCAGGACGTTTCTTTTTAGGTTTGTCTATTTTAGCAGTTAATCCTCTCATTATTCAGGCATTGGCTCTGACCATTCAGAAGTTGCCATTAATTCTAAACACTCCTGATGGTTCATTTTATCACCTACTATTGGTAATGCTCCACTTGTTACATAACTTGGTTCTGTAATGTAGCTTAATAACCCTTGAGTGTTTGCTAAGTTTCTACGCATTGTCTGAGCAGATGTTTGATTAACTTGAGAGTAATCTACTTTGCTTGTTTCTGTTAATTCTATTACTATATATGTTGCCATTTTATTTTTATTTTAATATTTTATGTTGGTACTGATGTTGATTTTGCGGTTACACTCATATTGTATGAAACTGCGTTGTTATCTGAATAAGGACTGTTTCCCACCTTGTTTGTTCCTGATGACATACCTGAAGAAACACCGTTGCCAGTTGCTCCTACTCCATCTACTAAAGCAGATTGAGCAGGTCCTAAATTACTGCCCGTTCCGTTGTTTGTTCCTATTTCATCTAATATAGTCCATTCACTTGATGTTGAATTATAAGAAGAATTTACACTTCCTAATCTCCACCAACTTACTGGTGTAACTGCAAAAGTACTGAGGTCAAAAGGTTTGCCATTATTATATAGAGTTGTTACTTGTGCAGATGTTAATTCTGAACTATAAATTGAAATATTTGAAACATTTCCATTCCAATTTGCTACGGTTGTTTTACCTATTAATAAATCATTTGAGTTACTTGCTAATGTACCTGCCCAACTTCCGTCTGTTATGTCATATGTATAACTTACAACACCATCAGTATAATATTTACCTTGATTTGTTCCATTATAAGTAAAAGCAATATGATGCCAATTACCATCTTTTAAATCCACAACAGTCCCGACAGTTACAGTTGCACCACTTGGAGCAACTCCATTTCTGAAAAGTTTTGTTATACCACCTGAATCTGTTAAAGATAAATTTGGCGCATTGGCTACTCCGCCGTTATACCAGCTATCTTTACCAAATTGAAAAACACCATTTTTATAAAGTACAGAGGTTGCGCTTGTTGTTGATGTTTTTATCCAAGCTGAAACAGAAAAAGCACCAGTTTGAGTGAAAGCATTTCCACAATTAATAAAGTCATCTGAGCCATCAAGTTGTAAACTATAATTTTCATATAATTCTGTTGCTTTGTTAGTTGCTAAAAACTCACCATTGAAAGCTGACTGCCCTAAAGGGTAATATGCAACGGGTTTTGTGCTTAAACTCATAGGGTTGCCAACTGCTGAGCCAGTACCATACAATTGTGTAACTTGTGATGCTGAAAGTGCATAATCAAATATTGATAACTCTGTTATCTTGCCTTCATACATCCAACTTCCAGAAAAAGCACGCGCAATTTTATTAATATCAAATGTTCCAGATATACTTCCAGAACTTCCAAATGCTGAAGAATTTCTAAAGCAATTTACATTATTAGAACCATCTCTTGTTATTATTATGTTTTGCCAAGTTGATGGCACAATATCATTTCCTCCAGATTCAGTAAATATATGTTGATTTCCATTTATTTTTAATCTAATATCATTGTTTGCTAATAACCAAATAAAATTTTGGTTTGTATCATCACTTACTAAAAATGCTCTATTATTACTTGTAAATTCAATAGGGTTAACCCAAAATGACATACTAAAAGCACCACTATAATTTTGTTCTGTTAAATCTATATATTGAGTGCTTCCATCAAATGATAAAGAGTAGTTAGCAAGTTTATCTTGATTGCTGTTTTCTGGCATAAGCCAACTATTTGATATAAATTCTGTTGCCATATTTTTTTTAATTAATCATTTTTTAATCACCACATCTATACCAAGCTAATGGATTTAATGTTGATAAATCACTTGGAGTTCCCGAACCATAAATTGAACTAATATTTCCACTTGTTAAGGCGCTATTCCAGACAGCTACTTCATCCATATCTCCCTTTAGATAAAAAGCAGCAGTTGATGCCGCACTTGCGCCTATTGTATCAACTTGAACTGAAGCTGAAACATCTCCACCAGTTAAAGTTTGAGTTGAAACAGAACTACCATTAACATAAAGTGTAACTGATGCGCCATTTCTAACTACTGCACAATGCGTCCAAGAGCCAACAGTACCAGACAAAGCACCTGTCCAAGCAACATTTGTTCCACCTACTCTATAATAAAAGTCATTGTGATTCATATAGATTAACATATCTGACAATCCGCTTGTAGAATCTCCTAAAGGACAAAGTTGTGCAAATGATGGGTTGTTTTGTGTTTTTATCCAATAAGAAACAGTTTGAACAGTTCCTAAACTTATAGTGTTTACATTAAAATAGTCATTAACCCCATCAAATTCAAAACTATTTGTGTTTGTGAAAGCGGCCGCTGTGATGCCTAAAGAACGATTCTCAAACGTTCCACTCGGTAAAGTGTATGTTACTGTATAATTGTTAATAACAGACGAAGAAAGCGTTATTTCACCCGTTGAAGAGTTTATACTTAATCCCTCTGGCGTTGCTGTAAACGTTCCGCCTGAGTCGCCTGTTATTGTTGGCGTTGGATTGCTTTCGTCTAATCTGTAACTGCTCTGAGAATAACTAAAAGCGGCAGACTCTGACTTTGTTGCGCCTGATGGAATGTAAAATAATCCGTTTATTTTTTTAGGGTTAAATATTATTGGCATCTCTTTTAAGTTATTGGTAAATTACAATTATTATAATTAAACGGTATTTTAAGACCTATATTCATTCCAAATCCTGTCAACTCATCTTCAAATCTTTCTGTAAAGCTAGTCATTGTTGATGAACGAACCAACTGAACTTTTAACCAATCTGAGTTATTTGTCGTTGAGGTCTTTTGTTCAAAATATCCTACTAAGTCGAGTAATACTTGACACATATCTGACTTAACGTCATTCTCATTGCTTTCGTCTTTTTTAACTAAGTCCATTGCTAAAACATTAAAGTTCCAGATAAACGTCCCCTCTCCTAACGTTGCAGGTTGGTCAACTACCCAAAATAGTGGATAGTTAAAATCTAACAATTGATTATGTTCAACTATTTCAAATAAATCGCCATTGCCAAAATTCTGTATTTGCTTATGTGCTGAAGCAAAATCAGAAAATTCTTTTAATATTTGATTATAAGTCAATATCATTTTTTAGCGTTGTTATATTCGTCTCTCCAACAATAAGAAGAACCTGCAGAACCTAAATAGTAACTCGTTTGAAATGCTGTCTTTCTCGGGTTTAAATCGTCTGAGTGTTCTTTATACTTAGGAAATAAATTATCGTTATCACATAAAAAGTTAATTAGTCTTGCTTCTCTCTCTTCTGCTTTGTTTTTCCATTCGTCACGCAAAAACTGTAAATCCTGGTAACTTATAGGCTGACTGTTTTCACTCGATTTAGTTGCGACTGACTTATTTCTATACTTAAACAACATAGATGTAGAACACTCATAAACAGTCCATTGAGCCATCGCTGGAGCAATATAGTTGTCTAACAAATTAGTCTCATCTGAGTTTAACGTTCCCACTGTTATCTTTGCTTTTAAATCGTCATATAACGGAGTGCCTAATATTGGATGGATTCTTAACTCCTGGCAGTCTCTAATTGACGGTAAAATCAATCTCATATCGACATTTTCGTCTATTAAAGTTGTGTTCTTTACATATGCTTCTGATATAAATAAAACTGCCATAATTTATCTTTTTAAACGTACAACTTGTTGTTGCCAAATATGACGACAAAACGGTGTCGTTTTTCCTGTTTCTGGATTATTATACCAACCGCCTCGCTTCGTGAAAATAGATATTCCCGTTTGACCAAAATCGTTAGTTAACAATTCTAATTGCTGTAATGTATATCTTTTCGTTGTTGCTAGTAACATCATTTTTCTGCAAAAAGGTCTACTTTCTGTCTTTAATGGCGGTGCGTCTGGTCTTTCAATATATTGATAAACAATAAAAATCTCTTCTTGAGGCTTTTGAATTGTTTCTTTTGCGTCTGGTGTCGGTTTAAAATCTTTGTCTAGTGCTTTTGCGTCTACTAAGTTTGAGACCGCTTCGCTAATATCACTAATCGGAACGTTTAAACCTTTGCTTAATTCTGTAATTGGTAAGTCAGGAGTCTTAATTAATAGACTTAAAACATCTTTTTCTAAGTCATTTAATACTGTTGTTATTGCAAAAGACTCTTTTCTAATCTGCTCCTCATACATTTTAGCATCTTCTAAAGACGTTATTGGGTTAATATAAGTATCTAACACCTCCAAGTCAGTTTCATTGTAACCAGTGTCTTTTAATTGACTTAAAATAATATCGTCTAAACTACTTTTTAATTGTACTTGCTGACCAACTTCTAAAGGTGCAAGACCTATTTTCTCTCTAATCTCGTCAGGAGTCATTACGTTAACAACTGTTTGCTCTGAGAATTGTCTTTGTACTGGCTCTATCTTAACAATATGAACAGGATTTCCTACAATACCGTTAAAATTAAGTATTGAGTTAATTAACTCATTAAATATTTTTTGCTCTGGGTCTATTTGTAAATTTTGATACAATTGTGACGCAACAGCTATTTCGTCAGCGTTGTTTCCTAGTCCTGAGCTATCTTTTATGCCAAATAATTTAGGACTCGTTATCCCGTGCGCTGTAAATATCTCTTCTCTTATTTGATTGTTTAAGTTTATAAATCTTTCATCCTGCCCGTTAACTGGAATAGGAATAATTTGAGGATGGTCTGAAGCCTGGTCTGTAAAAGATAAAAGAGGCTTTCCAGCATTATCTGAGCCTGTCGCATAATCTTTAAAACGTCTTTCTATTTGGTGCATTTCCTCCTCTGTTGGTTGACCGTTATTAAAACTAATTACATAACCAGCAGACAAGTTGTTTTTAATGTTACTTAACGTAAAGTTTGCAATCTGAGCGTCTGACTCTAAATAAGGTATTGCTGAAACATAGTCAGGTAAAGGATAAACTCCTACGTCTGGTCTATATTCTTTATAATAAATTAAGTAATCAACGTCACTTTTTGCGCTATCGTTATAAGGGAAATGTTGTAATATTTTAAAATCCTCGTTATTTTGTGGGTTTCTAGCAGACCAATCGTCAGTATAGTAATAAAGATTATTTTCAACACCGCAACGAATATCGCAAAAGTCAATATGATTAACAGCGGCAATCTTACCACTTTTAGACATTCTAACCTGTAAAGAAAAACCTCCATAAACCTTTTTGTCTTTTGCTAATTTAGCAAGTAAGTCGTCAAGATTTTCATCTTCATTAGGTGTTCTTAAAAACGCCTCAATATAAGCCTTTTCAGTAAACGATAAATTGCCCTCTATACTAAACCCTTGTCCAACTATAAACTTAACCTTAGAGTTGATTATTTGATTATGTTTTGAACTCTCGTTATATAACTTAGTTAAGTAATCTGGATAAGTATTTTTATAAGGTCGTTCTGTTCCGTATTCATACCAGTCGCCTTTTTTTGACTCTTTAAACTGAGGTAACTCATAACCTCCAAAATCTAAGGGAATTAATTTTACGCTCATAATGAAGGATTGTAAACAATGTTAGTATTTGTTGCGTTTGTGTGTTGTGTATAAGACGGAGTATATGTACTATCTAATAATTTAACTTTTCCCTCTTCTACTTTTGTTAACCCTGACGGGTCTAAGTTTGTAGAGCTAACTTGCTCAAAAACTTCATAAGAATAAAAACCGCCTTTTCCAAGAATTAAACTACCGTTAACAGCATCGTTAACACCTTCAACAAAATTAAATTCATTGTAACGTGTTTTATTACTGCTTATGTCTGTCATTATAGTATAGTAACTTACTTTAGTTTGGTCGCTAGTAAATTTAAACAAATAATTCGGGTTTGTTATTGTACTTAACTCATAAAGTGTAGCTACAAAATTAGTAGTCTGGTTTTTATTTAACACTATCATTTTTTAGACTTTTTCTTTTCTTCGAAAATATGTTCTGCGCCAAGTTGTTTAAGTAGTTTAATATTCTCTTCTTTAACTTCAACTTGAAAGCCTTTAATAAATAATGTGTGACCTAAAAACTCTTTTTTTATCATAACTTAAATTTTTAAAAAAAAGGAGGCGTAATACAACACCCCCTCTTCCAAACAACAAAGAACTATTTTATGCAATAGTTAAACCAGCTACAACTGACGCTTGGACAGCGTAGCAAGGAAATTTCGACTTATCAGTAATTTCAATTTGATACTGATTAGCGTCTCCGAAAGCCTGTCCTGTTTGTGCAACAAGAGACGAACCTTCAGCAAATGCGTCAGCACCTAAAGCCCAGTATACACCGTTATTGTCTTTAACAATTACGAAAACTCTTGCCAAAATAGCAAGTTTCAACTCGTTAGACTTTACTGCTGATAATTTATTTATTGTAAAAGCGGCTACATTATCATAAAATGATGTGCCGCCAACAGGGTCAATAGTAGACGTTGAAGTTAACGAACCAGATTCCTTTTTAAGATTATATCTATAAAAGTTTGTTCCTCCTGCCTGTGTGATAGCAGAAATCTCGTGGTTTGCTAAAGTAAACGCTGTTACATTATCCCTTTCTGATATAAGGATTTCTTCGATGCCTCCGATTGAATCGGAGCAATCTCTAGCAAATCCTGTGGCTAATGGACAACTCATAGGTTTAAATTTTTTTAATTAATTAATAAAAGGGAGTTTTTACACTCCCTTAATTCTTATTATTATACTAAAGCAAATCTAACAATCTCGTCAGGGAACGCAACGTTCACACCTGTTCTGAAAGCCATTGTTACTTTGTAAATTCTATCGTTTTCGTCATACCAACTTCTCACGTCATTAGCCTCTTCGTCTGGTAAATCAACACCTATAAAAACGTTAGACGCTCTCATTAAGTAAATGTTGTTATTTGATTGAGTCAAACCTGGGTCTGATACAACTTCAATATTTGGGAAACCAATTAAAGGCATAGATTGTGTCTGTCCTTCAGAAACATAATGGAAATAGTTTCCATCTGCTAATGCTCTTTGGTAAGATAAAAACTGAGCTGGAGCAACAAACAATTTTAAATCGTCTGCACCTGCGATAGCTTCAGGAGTCAATTCAGCCATTCCTAAAAGGATGCTGATAATATTTCCAGAAGTATATCCTGTTCCAGTAGTAATCCCTGATGGGTTACCGTTGATAGCAGTTCCAGCCGCTAAAATTTGCTTATCTAATCCGTCAAACTTACTTAAGTTAGCCGCACCTGAAGTAGTATCTCCTTGCCAGTATGCTTTTCCTAAAGCGTCTTGAACTTTAGCAATCTTTTGAGCGAAATAAATCTCCTCGAAAGGAACTTCCTCTTTTTCGTTAGTTAGACCTTGCTTTAACATAACAGCAGTGTATTTAGCTGCTAGGTCAGTCATACATAAATCCTCGTGAACTGCAACAGCTCCAGGAGTTATTGTTCTTTGCGTTAAAGTAGTTGTTCCACTTGCACTTCTAGAACATCCGTCTGCTTGAAAAACAACGTCAGTGTCTAAAATGTTAATTGTAGTCGGCCCTTTAACACCGTCTTGGATATTAGCATACTCTGCTAGTCTACCCTTTGCAACAGACGCTACTATAATGTCCATTGCATTTTGTTCTGTATACGCTGGTAACGCACTTACATCAAAACTCATAATTTTAATTTTTATTAGTTAATAATTTTTTTAGATTTTAAGACGCTAATTATATCTTTTTTAGTGTCTTTTTTAAATGCTTTGAACGCTGA